GGCAAAAGGCTTACCGATTAATTGTGAGTCAGGAACAGGCAAAACATATGGAGATTGCGAATGAGTGTAGCACCGTGGTCATTTAGTAGGCTGAAATCTTTCGAGCAGTGTCCTAAACAGTTTTACCACATGAAGATAGCCAAGGATTATACTGAGGGTGAAACTGAGGCTATGCGTTATGGTACAGAAGCCCATCTTGTAGCTGAAGAGTTTATTCGAGATGGGAAGCCAGTGCCTGTTAAGTTTGCTTACATGAAGGATGTCCTGGAGGCTCTTAACAGAAGACGTGGTAACAAGATTACAGAAATAAAGATGGGTTTAACCCAGGAGCTCGAACCTTGTGCCTTTAGGTCTAAAGACGTTTGGTGGAGAGGTATAGCTGATCTTGTAATTACAGACGGTAGCACTGCGTGGATCGTGGACTATAAAACAGGAAAGTCCGCCAAGTATGCAGATAAGGGGCAGTTAGAGTTAATGGCCTTGGCTACGTTTAAATTCTTCCCTGACATAAAATCCATTAATGCCGCATTAATTTTTACTAAAGCTAAAAAGTTTATTAAACATAAATATACTGATGACATGATAGATTCTTTGTGGGATAAATGGTTATCTAAGTTTAAACGTATGGAAGTGGCTTACGAGACAGATACTTGGAACGCACATCCTAGCGGTTTATGTAAAAGACACTGCGCTGTAGTAGAGTGCGTATACAATGGGAGCAACTGATGGCTTATACAAAATCACCTAGACCTTACAAGCATGAGTACCAGAAACAAAAAGAACGTGACGAGAAAAAAGAGAGGGCCGAAAGACAACGTGCTAGACGCTCTTATGACAAGAAAGGTATCAATCGTAAAGGTAAAGATATTAGTCATAACAAGGCACTAGCTAAAGGCGGAAGTAATAAAGACGGGACACGATTAGAAAGTCCTGCGAAAAACCGCGCTAGAAACGGTCAAAAAGATAAGAAGAAGAAAACATAATATGGAGAGAGTAGTTTGGACATTATTAATAATATCGCGGTATTACTTAAGTTACATGAACCCCATAGAGTAACGAGTGTAATAGCTAAGAGCCGTGAATTAGCGGATAATAAAGTGTTAGTTAATTGGGGACTTGAAGAAGCACTGAGCCTAAAGAAATTAAATATAAAAGTCCCTTCTCCCATTGAGGGAAGGTACGAATGGACGGGAAGACACAAACCGTTTGAACATCAGAAAGCTACAGCCGCTTTTTTTACCATGAATAAAAGATCGTTTTGTTTTAACGAGCAAGGTACAGGTAAGACAGCTAGTGCTATATGGGCATCTGACTTCTTAATGAAACAAGGTAAGATACGTAGAGTGTTAGTAATCTGCCCCCTTTCTATTATGGATAGCGCATGGCGTGATGACTTGTTTACCTTTGCAACACACAGGACAGTATCTGTAGCGTATGGCCCAGCAGAAAAACGTAAGAAGATAATACAAGAAGGCTCTGACTACGTGATAATAAATTATGATGGTGTAGCTATTGTAGCAGACGAGATAAAAAAGGGTGGGTTTGATTTAGTCATTGTAGATGAGGCAACGCATTATAAAAACGCGCAGACAACACGGTGGAAAACATTAAATAGACTGCTAACAGATGATACGTGGCTGTGGATGATGACAGGAACACCTGCCGCGCAAAGTCCTGTAGATGCTTATGGACTTGCAAAGATGGTTAATAAGAACTTAGTCCCACGATTTTTTACGTCCTTTAAAGAACAAGTTATGGTTAGGGTGTCTCAATTCAAATGGTCAATTAAACCTAAAGCTACTGATATAGTGTTTAAAGCATTACAACCCGCCATACGTTTTACAAAAGAAGAATGTCTTGACCTACCACCGATGGTGTACGTTAAACGTGAGGTAGAGTTAACAAAACAACAGAAGAAGTATTACAAACAAATTAAAGATAAGATGGTAATGGAAGTAACAGATGCAGAAGTTACCGCAGTAAATGCAGCAGTGAGCCTTAGTAAGCTACTACAAATATCATCTGGAGCAGTGTATACTGACGCAGGGGATGTGTTAGAGTTTGACATTAAAAATAGATATAAAGTTTTACGTGAAGTTATTGATGAATCAAGCCAGAAAATATTAGTGTTTGTACCTTTCAAGCACGCTATAAACATATTAACAGCTAAGTTACGTGCTGATGGTATAGCAACTGAAGTTATTCAAGGTAGCGTATCTGCACCAAAACGAACAGAAATATTTAGGACATTCCAAAACGATAAAGATCCACGTGTGTTAGTTATACAACCACAAGCAGCAGCACATGGTGTCACGTTAACAGCAGCTAATACAGTAGTGTGGTGGGGACCAACAAGTTCATTAGAAACCTACGACCAAGCTAACGCACGGGTACATAGATCAGGACAGAAACACAAATCTACTGTGGTACAGCTCCAAGGTTCTGCTGCTGAAAAACACGTTTACAGGTTACTAGACAAGAGAATCAACGTTCACGCAGAGTTAATTAATTTATACAAAGAACTACTTGACTAGCATACGATTAGGTACTATATGTAGATTCTCGATACAAATAGGAGGGTATTATGAATACAGAAGTAACTCCTGATAGATTAACTAAAACGTACATTAAGATACGTGACCAACGGTCAATCTTATCAGCAGCTTATAAAGAAGCAGACGCTAAACTTGTAAGACAACAAGATAGCGTAAAAGCAGCGTTACTTCAGCATTGTGAGCAACACAATACTGAGAGCGTAAGAACTTCAGAAGGATTGTTTTTTAGGTCTACTAAAACGCGCTATTACACTGACGATTGGGACGCTATGTATGCTTTTATTAAAGAGCATAACGTTCCAGAGTTTTTTGATAAACGTTTGAACCAGACTAACGTGAAGCAGTTCTTGGAAGACAACCCAAACGATATTCCCCCTAGTCTAAAGACAGATAAGGAAGTCGTTGTTACTGTAAGGAAGGCAAAAAAATGAACGAACCTTTTGTACCGATAGAAGACTTAGCTAAACATTTTAGTGTGTCTATATCAACTGTACGGGCTTGGGTACGTCAAAAACACATTCCTAAAGATACCTACATCAAGATAGGTAATACTTATAGGTTTCGTATTGGCGATGTATCCCATGCTTTGACTAAGAAAGAAGAAGTAGGGTTACCTATATACATGGATGAACTTACGGAAATAAAACCCCAAGAAGCGTCTGCTTATGCTTACCAAATTACTAGCGGTATAGACGAAGTAGATGACGATCAATAACAACAATAAACCTCCTGAAAGGAGAGCAAAAATGGCCGACTACGTAAAAACAATAATCAAAGGATTTGACGAGACTAGCTCTCAGATAAAAGTTACAGCTTATTACCCTCAAGTAAACCAACCGTATAGGTTTGACGGGAAAAGGACAGTACCTTGTAGGCACGAAGATAAGGATGCTCATTTTGCCACTAACTTTACAATGGACCCATTCACGGCAAAGAGCCTGTTTAAAGTAATGAAGCAAGCTTACGAGGAAAAAGGCAGAGGTGAGTGGGGTGAATTTAAAATGCCTTTTACTAAAGACGACGATGGTAATTTTAGGTATCGTGCTCGAACAGGAGCGACGTACACATCAAAGAGTGGTGAAGTAATAAGAAAACTTGTACAGCAACGTGATGCGAGGGGACAACTACAAGCTACAAATTTTGAACTGACAAGTGATAGTAGGATAAGTCTTCAAGTTACACTCAACCCATCGACAACTCATTCTAGTAAAGTAAGTGAGCTTGGTGACCATACTGTAACTTTATGGTTAGATCAAATTCTTGTGCATGATCTTGCGGCTCGAAAAGAATACAATCCGTTTGGTGTGACTTCTGGATCATTTGATTCAAATAAGCAAAGTGGTAACGATGCACCACAAGAAGACAATCCGTTTGAACATACACAAGAACCTGTTAAAGAAGCAGATCCCTTCGACGAAGAGACTGTAGAAGAGCCTAAGAAAGCCGCCAAGAAGACAGCACCTCCACCGACCGCTGCCGCTCAGGACGACTTGAGTTCTATTGTTGAAGATTGGGACGACTGATAATCAGCAATAGGAATCCACTGCGGCTAGGTTACGCCGAAAAGGGTGATATGCTGTCACCCCTGCCGCAGTGTCTTTTAGAAACGGTGGGTGGAGATTATGAAAACAAAGAATTTTTTAAGGAGAGTACTAGGTGGTGATGGTTTTTACTGCTTCTGTGCTTTTAATGAACAGCGTAAGATAACCAAGTTCTATACAGACATTGACGCTGTTGCATTTGCATCTGTTAGTTTAGATGCGCAAGGATATGATACATATTTTGGGGTATCCACGTTTGGAACGGGTAACTCACGTAAGGTAGACAATGTTAAATACATTAACTCGTTCTTCCTTGACTTGGATTGTGGGCCTAGCAAGGATTACCCTAGTCAACGTGAGGCATTAGTCGCCTTACAAAAATTTACAAAAGAATTATCATTACCAAAACCTCTTATGGTGAGTTCTGGTAATGGGGTGCATGTTTACTGGACATTAGTTGAACCTGTTAATGTAAGTGCTTGGTTACCTGTGGCGGCGCGTCTAAAGAAGCTATGTGCTGAACATGGGTTACACGCAGATGCAGCGGTAACCGCAGATGCAGCTAGAATTTTACGTATACCTAACACGCATAACTATAAGAGTGACCCACCTACAGAAGCTAAACTTATAAGTAGTATGGACTCATCGCCTATTGTAGACTTCGATAAGTTCTCTGACCTATTAGGTGGTGGCGTACCCGAAGAACAGAAATTTACACCTAACTCTGTTACAAGTATGTTTATGAGTAACATAGAAAGTGTGTTTAAAGATATTGTAGTGAAGAACCAACGAGGTACAGGGTGTGCGCAGTTAGATAACATAATTAAAAACCAAGAAGAGATAAGCGAACCATTGTGGAGAGCGGGTCTATCCATTGCTAAATTTTGTGTTGATGCGGATAAGGCGATACACTACGTATCTAAGAAGCATGTTGGGTATGATTATGCTGTTACAGAAGATAAGGCTAATCTTATAAAAGGGCCATACCTCTGCAATACGTTTGACGAATACAATACGGATCTATGCCATGAATGTCCACATTGGGGTAAGATAAAATCTCCTATAGCATTAGGTAAACGGGTTAAAGAAGCGGAGGAAGAAGTAGAAGCTCCCGCTATAAACTTACCTAACTCTCCGCTTAGTAAGTATGTTATACCTAAATACCCTAGCCCGTATTTTCGCGGCGCTAATGGGGGTGTATACATACGCATTAAAGGTCCAGATGGAGAAGCGCTTGATAAGTTAATATACCATAACGACTTATATGTTATAAGAAGATTACGTGATGTAGAGATAGGTGAGGCAATCGTCATGCGTCTGCATTTACCAAAAGATGGTGTAAGAGAGTTTACAATACCTCTTACTGCCGTAACATCAAAAGAAGAATTACGTAAACAACTGTCTATGCAAGGTATAGCAGTAACAAAGATGGATGAACTTATGCACTACACTACAACATGGGTAAACGAATTACAGGCAAAGGGTGTGGC